TTGACATGAAGTATCAGGTCGGTACCATGATCGAGATCCCCCGCGCAGCCCTGACTGCCGGCGAGATCGCCAAGGAGGCTGAGTTCTTCAGCTTCGGCACCAACGACCTGACCCAGATGACCTTCGGCTTCAGCCGTGATGACGCTGCCAAGTTCCTGGGCGCATACTACGAGAACAAGATCTACGAGAGCGATCCGTTCCAGCATCTGGATCAGGTCGGCGTCGGCAAGCTGGTCAAGATGGCTGCCCACGACGGTCGTGAGACCCGCCCCGATCTGGGTCTGGGCATCTGCGGCGAGCACGGCGGCGACCCCACGAGCGTGGAGTTCTGCCACAACGTTGGTCTGGATTACGTCAGCTGCTCTCCCTTCCGTGTGCCTATCGCCCGTCTGGCTGCTGCTCAGGCTGCTATTAAAAACCCGAGAGCATAAGGACTTTATAGCGAATTATCGTTAAAAATCAAGCATAAAATAAGGCTCACCGTCAATTTTGGCGGTGGGCCTTATTTGTTTGCTCATGTATGAGGTGAATTGCGTTTAACACAGGGTTGCTTCCCAGAAGCATCACAGATACACCTCCACGGTCAGGTCGGTCCACGCTGCACGGCGGAACTGGTGGGGCATCTTGTTGGCTTCCCGGTAACGCTTGGCGGTTTCAAAGTCGATGGTGAAGGTAAGGATGGGCTTTTCCGATACAGCCATCAGATCGGCGCGCTCCTCTTTGGACTTCTTGCAGCCGGTGTTCAGCTTCCAGCGGTAGGAGTAATCGGCAATGGGGGTGACCACTTCAACGAACTGGTCAATCAATTCGGGAGCAAGACGGGCACCGTGCACATCGACCTTCTGAGAGAGAAAATCGTAGATCGCTTTCATGTCCGAAGAAACCGTCTGCGGTTCGGACGCAGGGGAGAGGGCTTTCAGCTCTTGCTCCAAGTGTGCAATCTCGTCATCTGCCTGTTTGCAGAGGGCTTGATATTCTTCTCGTGGCAGTTCGCCGTCTGCACGCATGGCAGCGTAGTTCAGCTTGCGTTTTTTGATTTTTTCGATCTGGCCCTGAATCGGTGCAGCGGACATTCGTGTGGCGGCTTTTCCGTTCTGGCAGCTTTCAATCATCTTGCAGGCACGAAGGATGGCTTTATTCTGATTGCCCCAGACCTTTTCAAAGATCTTCTTCGCCATCAGTTCCAGCTTCCACTCCGGGATAGAAATGGCATCACAACTGAGCTGTTCGGTCATGTTGTGCTCCAGAACGAAGGAACGGGTCGGGTTGACGGTTCGCATATTGCACTGGTAGCCAAAGACCGGCGTTCCGTCCTTCAGTTTGCGCCAGTTGAAAATGCGGTAGGAAGAACCGCAGCGGCAACGAAGTTTTGCGACCCATAAATATTTGGTGCTGTCAATGCCCTTGCGTCGTGTTTCTCCATCAGGAAGACGCAGATTGACAATACGGCTTTTACGGATGCGCTCACATTCATGCCAGAGGGCTTCTGATACGATCGGCTCAAAGTTGCCTTTTACATAGACGAAGGAAGTTTCGTCCAGATTGTTGATGCGTTTCTTTTCAAGATAGTTGTTGACCTTGGACTTGTTGTAGCAGACATAGCCCATATACGTTGCGTTACGAAGGATGCGGCTGATCTTTGTACAGGACCAACTGACGTTTCCGTGCCCATCCTTACGACCCAGCCGGGAAAGTTCATTGACGATCGCCTTTTCCCCGTAGCCCTGAGAATAGAGCGTGAAAACCATCCGTATGGTAGCAGCCTGTTCCTCGTTGATAACGTATGTACGGTTGACCTTATCCCGGTCATAGCCGATAATGTTGCCGCTGCCGTAAAGCACACCGTTCTGCCGGCTTATCTTCTGCCCGGCAAGAACACGCTCTGAAATCTTGCGGCTTTCCTCCTGCGCCATGGTTGCCATGATGGAAAGCCGGAGTTCGCCATCGCCGTCCATCGTCCAGATGTTGTCGGATACGAAAAAGACCTCTACGCCGAAATTACGGAGTTCACGGGTGAGTTGAAGGGTATCGACGGTATTGCGGGCAAAGCGACAGACCTCACGCGTAACGATCAGGTCGAATTTCCCGCACTTGGCATCGGAAAGCATTTTCATAAAGGCCGGGCGCTTTTTGGCGGAGGTTCCGGTGATGCCCTCGTCGATATAGCGGTCAACGACCTGCCAGTTGGGATGATACCGAAGCTGGTCATCGTACCATTGCATCTGGTTGCCAAGCGCATCGACCTGCGCTTCATGCTGGGTGGAAACACGACCGTAAAAGACAATGCGGCGGTCACGGTCCTTGTCCAATGGGAATTGCCCAAAGTACATTCTTTGCGTGATGTTCATATCGCTGTACCTCCTTTGCCCGTAGTATAGAAGATTGAGAAGGGAATATGTAGGATGTCGCCGGTGTCAGCGACATCCTTGACATTACGCAGAATATCTGCTAAGGACCTGATGATAGACCTCAGCAGAGATCAGGTTATTGTCAAATAAAATGGAAATCAGCTTTAGTGCAGTTGCATCGATGCTGAAAACGTTGGGAGGAACAGCGGGGGAAAGGGGAGAAGAAACGTTCTTATTGATATTATCGACCTCCGTTCAAATCCAGACTGTTCATCAGGGCTTCGTTGATCTGGTACATTTCGCCCGGCGTAGTTTGCCCTAGGAGACGCTGTATGCGTTCTTTATCGATGGTAAAGATCTGTTCCAGCAGCACCATAGAGGGCCTTGAAAACGCTGGATTTCGGTCAATGAGAACATGGGTAGGCTGGTTTGGCTTTTTGGTGACTTTTGAGGTCACAGCAGCCACGATCACAGTCGGCGCAAATTTATTTCCGGTATTATTTTGAATCACAATAACAGGACGTTTACCTCCCTGCTCGGAGCCATAGTGCGGGTCAAGGTCTGCATAGTAGATCTCGCCCCGGAGAAAACCAAAGTCTTTTGTTACATATACGGTGGCAGTCAACCCCCTTTTCCTTATGTAGGCAAAAGCCGCCCTTGCGGACGGCTTCTGCGATGTGAAAGGAAACCAACATGAAGAAGTAAGGTCACTGCTTGATGGGCAGATTAAAGCGGCGGCTGGAGCCGTTGTAGGTGCGAAGGATCAGCATCATATACTTGTAGCTGACGGTGCCGCTCAGGGATTTCTCATCTCGCACCAGCGTCATGGGGTGGATGGTTTGCAGACGCTTCACCAGACGCTCCGGGTCATACTCGCCCTGATACAGAGCCACAAAGCGAACCATGCCCTGCAGGATGCCGGAGCGGAGGGAATCGGGGTCACCCTCCCAGCCCTTTGCCAACATGGTCAGGGCTTCTTTGTAGAGGTCTGCGCCGTAGGCTTTGTACTCCTTGAAAGCCGTGCGGATGCAGATGATCTTCCACGGAGCACGGTAGCTGTCCAGACCGAGCTGCAGACCGGTGCTTTCGGTGGCGTTCAGGAATGCAATGGACTCTGCATCCTTGCCCACCAATGCCGCACGAAGTTCGGCACCGGCAGTCAACGGTCGGGAAACGCCGGTCTGCTTGGAAAAGAGAATCGCTTCCTCCTCCTTTGTCAGCCCGGTGTACACCTTGCAGATGATGGGAAGGTCGGCACCGCCGTTCATGGATTTCCGGGTCACAAGCGTGTGCTGCCCGTCAAAGACAAAGTAGTGTCCATCCCGGTAGCTGACCTTGGGTGGATTGGCAATCAGCTCGGTAAACTCTGCCGACATCTTCTCAACATTCGGGATGCTCAGATCCCGCTGGTAGTCGGCAGGGATCTCAAGGAAGGCACTGTTGATGACTTTTTCCTCATAAGGCCGCTGGGCAAAGAGGGCTTCGATGATGCTCTCATCCGTGATTTCGGGGGAGATCTCAGGCATAGTGCTGGTGCGGTTCATATTGTTCATAGCTTATCCTCCAATTTTTGCAGATAGTCTTTGACCTTCTGGATGTTCCATTTGACAGCATTACGGTTTTCTGTGTCGGTCAGAATATCGGGATAGTCCCGAAAAACGCTCTCCCAGCGGCGTATCATGGTGTTGGCAGCACCCGATACCTCACAAAGCATCGCGGCTCCATCGGCAAGCTGCTTGGCATGGTAGCGGTTGTTTGCGATTTCAAGAATCTGCTGACGGTCAACTTTCAACGGTTCATTCTCCTTTTGTGGAAAGATCGGCTCGGATAGAGCAGGAGCAGACGTTGGTTCTTCGTCAGGAACTTCTTCATCGGATGTACTGGCATCAGGTGGCGGTGCAGCTACGGCTGGGGGCGTTTTCTGCTTTTGTGCAGGCGACTTTGGTGGCTTCGCTTCTTTCGGCTTGCAGATCTCAGCCACCAGCGCAGGACGTTCTTCGGGAGGGGCACGGGCGACGGATGCAATCTCGGCGGCGGTCGGCTTGACCTCGCCGGAAAGCACTTTCTGCCGTGTGCCGGGAACGGCTTCTTCGGCAGCATCTACGCCTTTGGCAAATTCTTCTGCACGAAAAACTGTTCTCATGCCCACACCGTTCTCTTTGGCGACTTTTTGACAGGTTTTTGAAGCGGGAATCAGGTTGCCAATTTGGCAACCTGATTTTGCAACAGCACTTTTTCGATCACCACCGTTGGAACATTTTTCAGCGTCATACTGTTTGCCAATAAGGTACTTCTTCTGTTCCGGTGTGAGGTTGCGCCGCCCCAACTGGTTTTTACAGATCCAGATGATTGCTTCATAGCGGCTGGCAAACTCTTTTTCGTGAACAGTAAAAGGGATTTCCGGGTGCTTCTTGGCAATGGTGTAGCGGTTGTGTCCATCCACGATCAAGCCCTGCCATACGATGATGGGGTTGATGATACGGCCATCCCGCAGAATGTTGGCTTCAAGCTGGTTCAGTTCCTCAAAGGTAAGCGGCGGAATCTTGCCCTGAAATTCCGGGTCGATCTTAAGCGCATTCGGATTCATCATCGAACCGTCCTTTTTTCATATAAACGGCTTTCGGGCTGGTGGGCTGGATGTAGTAGTCGTAGCCGAAGTTGGTCTGGCAGTAGGTGCAAGGCTCCTTGGTGAGCTGATAGGGGTCTGCACGGCGGACACGGATGCCACGCGTGTTCCGAAAGGCATTCAGGCAGCGGGAGCAGAGGGTGGTCAGGGTCGATTCGTCGGTCTTGTGGGTAAAAGTACGGCTCATAATCATTACCTCCGTGTCATCAGAATGAATATTCGATATGGAAAAAGCCCACTGCCTTGATTCGGAAGAATCCCGGTGGTGGGCTTTGAAGTTTTTGTTTTAAGTGTCCCACCCTATTTGTCCTCGACGCCCGGTGGGGTTGGAATACACCTCGGTGAGGGGGACTGCACCCTTCCTCTCATTGGCTTTTCAGCCACCCCGCCTTCTTTATGGCCGGGCCGCGAATTACGGAAGTTTCATTGTTTTGTCCGAGGGAATGATATTCTGTTTTCAAGGTACGGCTACCAGCTTCGGGCTTTCTCCCCGTCTGGGGTGTTGCCCTTGCTGTGACCATAGTGTACCTGAAAACTGAATGTTTTTTTAGGAGGTCGTACCTCCGGTTTTTTGGTTTAAAAAACCGGAAGTAATGCTTCCGGTTTTGATATAAAAACAACGATGAATCGATATTTCACTTTTGTGAAAAATACGATAAAATTGAAACTTTTCAAAAAGTTTTTTGAGCACAAAAACAAAAAACGCCCCTCTGAACAAGCAGCGCAATGCTGCCTGCCCGGAGGGGCGCAATTTTATATAGAGTTAAAGTTCTTCAGCGATTGCAGACAGTTTCTGCATAATACGCTGCAATTTCAAACGGAGCTTTTGATTTGTCAAACGCTTTTGCTGCAACTTGTTTCGTAAGCTTTCTTCTTGGTCAGATAACGACTTTCCCATAATCAAATGATCCAGTGTTACATCAAAAAATGCAGCGATTTCGATGAAAAGGTCAATAGAAGGAATATACTCCCCACTCTCAAGACTGCGGAGGTGGCGGTCGCTGACATTCAAGCGGACGGCCAGTTCTTCCTGCGTCAGGTAGCGCTCTCTGCGCAGCTTTTGAATACGCTTTCCGGTGTTGAACTGATCATAATACATCATATGCCAGCCCTCCGACCAAGCAGGTAGGCAGCCACAAGCTGCGCCACAAGGTCAGAGCGCAAAGATACAGTCGGCGGGTCAGATTCTGCTTGCCGGGACTCGGTTTGTACTCGATGATTCTCCTTTTCATGTTTATGTCCTTTCGTTTTCAATGGTGGAAGGCGGGCAGAGCGCAAAAAAGCGCGGTGCATCTATAATAATAGAGAAAAATCTCTATGTTATAGGGCAAAAAGAAAAACGTCAGGGCTATAATGCAGGCATTGATAAATAGCAGCGGCTTTGTACAATGCTGGTGCATTTCCAATAGGGTACATAAACCGATGTCAATGTGTTATTTATCGGATTTCCTGATCGATTGTAGTGAAAATCGAGGCGTTAAAAAAATCTACAAGCGTAATTCCGAGCCCATCACACAGTTTTTTGACAGTGGGAACGGTGACGCTCTGCTGGGAGGAATCAAGCATACTGTAAACGGTGGACGGAGTGACACCGGAACGGACAGCAAGGGCATTGGGACTTATGTTGCGTTCCTCGCAAAGCTCTTTGAAACGTAATGCAACGGCATCTTTTACCTTTGTATCTTCATCGGTCGCTAATATCATATGTCTGTTCTCCTTTTTTTGTAGATATTAGCGGAAATAGGTTGTTTTTGTGTACGGCGCGCCGTATATTCAAGAATGATATTTCCGAAAATTTGGTACGAAAATCAACCGACAGAAAGACAAGAAAAGGTATCCTCCATTTGATTAATGGAAGAAGGAACTCAACAAGCTACGATTTATCGAAGATTTTACGGATGTCTGACCACGAATCGCCCCTTAAAAGTTTTCGAAAACACGATTTATTTCTTTTCGTTTGCGTGTCATATCAGAGTGAACATATTTTTTTAACGTGACTGCAGCATCTGCATGACCCAACAGTTCGCTCAAGGTTTTAATGTCGCAATGCGCCTGCAAACAGGTCGTTGCAAAGGTGTGGCGAAGCGCATGAGGATGCGCCTGATGGACACTGGCTTTTTTCAGATAGCCGTAAATGCTCTTACGGTAGCATCGAGGTTCGACTGGCTTTTCCTCATTGCCAGAAAGAAACCACGTTCCGCTGCTGAAATCTTTCGACAGCTTCTTCAGAACACGAAGCAGCGATTTTGGAAGTGGAATCTCACGATGGGAATTTTGGGTCTTGGGAGATTGAACGATGACTTTTGTGTGGCCATTTCCACAAGAAATCCGAGTCACTGTCCGTTGGATCGTCACAGTTCCTGCCGATAAATCAAAATCTCCCCATTTCAATCCGCAGATCTCGCCGATACGCAGCCCTAACTGAAAGCCAAGCAGTAGACCTATTTTCCGGGACGTAGGCTCATCCATTACGAACGACTGTAATTTCTTTTGTTCTTCTGTGGTAAACGGCAGCAGCACTTTTGGGGATTTTTGCGGCAGCTTTACCATGATCTCCAAAGGGCGAATGAGATGAAAATGCGCTGCATACTTGCAGATGCGCCGCAGCATCGACAAGCACTCCTGTGCCATGGTTGCCCCTAAAGGCTTTTGCTTTCCGTTGGCTGGTGTTATCACTGCCAAAAGTCCCTGCTCCAGAATTTTTTCGTTTAAAGCACTCACTTTGAAATCCCCAAAAACAGGTTGGAGATAATGTTGCAAAGTATACTGATAGTGTGAAAAAGTCGATTCTTTTACACCCTGCCGGACAGAATACAACCATTGCTCTGAAATTTCCGAAAAAGTAATATCGGTACTGTTCAGGTTGTAAATGCCGTACTCTGCTTTCTTACGGGCAGAGATTCCCCTTACTTCGGTATAAGTCGCCCCATATACATAGCCCCAGCAGGGCTTTCCGTCCGCAGAACGGCCTTTGATATATCGACCCTCCCACCGTCCATCGCTGCGCTTTCGGATGTTTTCACCGCGTCTTGCCATATAAAGCCTCCTGCTGACACCTTATTGACCACTAATGATTTGAAAATTGAAGTTGTGGTTGATTATCTGAACAAATTGGACAACAAATCACAAAAAGATTGACTATATCGCTGAAAATTCTCCGGGGGGG